GCAATGAATAATTATTCTGAGATGCAACTGCATTAAAACTATATTCTTTTGTTAGTTCTTGCCAATCGTAAGATCTTGAAATATTTACGATTGATCTTTTAAGCACCTCCAAAATTTGAATAGCAACAGGTTGATTGTTACCAATAATCGTGCTTGGTATTGTTGCCGCTTTTGTTTGTTGTAATATCTCTTGGGCGATGCTTAATAGGGTCATTATTTTTTATTTAAAGACTGTTTTAGATCCTTAAAAACTTGGTAAGAATTAGGAAATCTTATGCTATCATGCACTAAAAAACTATCTCCCATATTATTAACAAATCGTTGCTCGCTAGCTGGTCGAATTAATTTAGTGTATTTGTCATTTGATCCGTAAATAGAAATGTATTCTTTTATTATCGTACCATTTTTTTTGGTCTCTATTTCTTTTTCAAAAAACGCTACATTAAAACCATTCTCTTTGATATGCTTTGCTTTATCTAAAGTTACAATCTCGCCTTTCTTAAAATCTTGTTTAGTCATATTATATAAATTGTACTAGGGGGAGTTACCCCCTAGCAGTTGATTAGTTATCTTTACCGTCAGCAACTTCAGGTCTAGCAATTTCTAATTCAGCTAAACCAGTTGAAGGGGTATCAATAGCAGATGCACCTTTACATCTTCTAATATAGTCACCAGCAACATCAGCATCATCAATAGTACCTGCTGTTGAAGTTAAGTAACAGTCAGCATTATCAGCGAAAGAAGCGGCAACCTTGCCAACAGCTTTACCGCCGATTTGATACCAACCATATTCATTAGCAACAGTTGCAGCCATTGCAAAAGCTACCGAGCCAACAGCATTGGCAGATGCTAAAGTTGTTGAAAAGTCATCAGCGTTATAAACAACCGCTGAACCTACAACAGTTGAAGCAACACCTTTTAGATAAATAAACTCACCAATACCATAATCAGTAGTATCTTTATCTATTGCTTTAATAATAGTACCTAGAGGCACATTTTTAGTTGAAGAATTTTCATCAATCTTTTGATTGTAGATTGTAATTTCTGTACTTTTAAAATTTGACATTTTTATAATAAATTGCGGGAGGTTTTACCCTCCCTTGTTAATTAGTCGATCATTACACCATGTACTCTTGCATTATCAATAGTAAGGTTCATTAAGCCTGTAATTGGTAATACATAGACATCTTGGTTAACTGGTCTAGTTACTTCGCCTCTTTCTAAGAAGTCGCCTAAATGCTTTAATTTAATATGACTAGTATTTAAAAAATACATATGATTAGCTGGGCATTCTGGATCATAATAGACCTCTGCTTGTTTGTACTTTAATACATCGAAACCTAATTTACCTAATCTACTATCAGAAATTCTTTGGATAGTTTGTAAAGAATCTTCAAAGAAGCCAAAATTTATATCATCAGCAGTAATTAAGTCTGGTTGTTGGCCAGCTTGAGCTTGACATCTTCTATATAAAGAGTTCATAGCAGACTGAATAGTTGTAGCATCTTTAGTTTTAGACTCGACAGAAAAATCATAAAGTTTGTTTCTGAAGAAAGCACCATCAGTAGTTGATCTATCAATACCGCCTACCGTGCCAGTTGTTGGATCATCAGCAACTAATAATTGTAAACCGCCGATTTCTTGACCACCTGAACCAGTACCATCTGAATAAATTGCAGTACCAATAGTATTTTTTAATGAATTTTCTAAGTTTTTAACTTTTTCTTCCATTAAATTTACAATTCTTTCTTTTCCTGCGTTTTGCTTCATTTCTTTACCAGTCATAGTGATAGTACCAGAAATAATTTTTTGCTCAAAATCAGCAGCAGTAATTACATCTTGCGGAGTAGTGTCGAAAGTGTCATATTCACCTTGGAATTGAACCGTGCCATTAGAAGCATAAGTTAAATTCTCTCTGAAGTTTACACCACCAGATTCACGAACTACATTTCCTGCGTCGTTTAATTTTACTAATAAAGGGTGAAAGTTTAAGATATTGTCAGTAACATCTTTTTTGTAGTTATTGAGTGTAGTTGTCAATAACTGCGAAATATTAGGATTTGCCATTGTTTAAATCTATTAAAATTATTATTAAAATAGATGTCTAAAACTATTCAAAGAGTTTAGCAATCGCCTCAGCGTTTTTTTCTTTAGCAGATAAATTCCTTTTACTATTAGTTAAATTAGGAGAATATTTTTTATTATTCTTTACTTTAGCAAGAGCTTCTTTTTGTTTAAGCTTCTCTTTTAAAAGTAATTCTTGTTGTTGCTCTGCTGCTAATTCATCATCAAGTAACACCGCTTTATTATATGCCTTTTCTAAGGTCAATGTGCCATTTTGATCTGCCTGAAACAATAGAGCCATATTCTGTCTAACTCTTTCAAAGTAAGGATATTTTAAAGAGCCATCTTCATTTTCAGATTGTGCAAAAGCTGTTAATTCTTGTTGAACGCTCTGGGCTTGATTATTAGCTTCTCTATCTCTTAACTCTTTTAGTTGTCTTTCAACATCTTCAAGTTTTTTCTTTTGCGTAAGCTCTTGCTCTGTAAGATATTCATCCTCATCATTTGCAACAGGTTTATTCTGCAAGGAAGTTAATTCTTCCAGTTTAGCTCGCATTTCTGCCAACTCTTTCCTAGTATTCCCCAGCTCAAGACTTCTACGATCAAAATCTACTCTTCTTTTTTTTGTAGCTTCAATTGCTTCTTCTCTCAATTCTGGGTCTTTGATCTTTTTGACAAGCTCTTTTTCTTCCTTAGTCCAACCGCTAGTCAGTTTAAGAAATTTTAACTCCTCTTCTGGATCTTCCGATTCTTCAACTGGTGCATTTTCTGCACTAGTTGCCTCATCATTTTCATCAATATTATCTTCTTGGACAGGCTCCTGATTCTCAATCTCTTGATTCTCTTCTTGCTCTCCTAGAATTTCAGCTATTGATTCGCTGTTTTTCTCCATTGTATCTGTCATAAAA